AACATGTGTACATTCGCTCGTAGGGGTGATTATCTTCTTAGAACTGCAGGAACTGTAGTCGCTGGAGGAAACGTACAGTTAGCATCTGGAACAGTACCTGGTGTAGTTCCTTTGGGATCTGCAACTGTACCTGCTGCTGTAAATAACGCAATTGGTAAAACAATCGTGACAGCTGCAAGTGGTACTACGAACTATTCGCTTGTTTCACTAAACCTATAATGGCATTCAAGAAGATTCAAGAATACATAAGCACAGCTGACGGAACTCCGGGAACTTTATTGATCCCTAAGTTAATCATGCCTGAGTTAATCGCTGAAAGAGCTAAGGCTCTACTCCCTAGGGAGATGGCGGCACAGGTTTGGGGACCAAGTCAGATAAGTGGTTCTAGCTTTACTGTTAATTTGGACGAAATCGATACGATGGATGTTCGAAAGATTGGAGAAGGAGCAGAGATTATTCTTGACGCGCAAGGATACGAATCTGTTACATACACTCCGGTTAAATACGGTGTAGCAATTAGGATTACACGAGAGATGATAGAAGATTCTCAGTTCGAGTTATTGAACAGGAATATTCGATTAGCTGGTAAACGATTCGCTGAAAATGAGACTAAGTTAGTTTTGACTGCACTTGATGGTGTTAATGACACTGTTTCAGGTGGAGCTCAGATTACAATTGCAAATATTACAGAATCTATGGAAGCTGTCGAGAGTAATGATTTCGAACCTACTGATATGATCTCAGGATTAGAGGTACTTCGAGATTTAAGAAACATCGATACATTTGTAGAGGCAGATAAGGCAGGTAACCGAGAAATGATGAGCACAGGTTTCGTTGGTACTATTTATGGTATGAACGTAGCGAAATTCTCATCTAGTTTGAAGGTTGTACCTACTGCAACTCATAAGAAATATGCATATATTTTTGATAGAAGTGAGACATACGGTATTGCAATCAAGAGAGACATTACAGTTGAAAACTTTGAGTTGGCTACATACGACATGAGCGGAGCAGCAATTACTCAGAGAATTGACGTACAGTTACTTAGGTCTACAGCAGGTTCAAAGATTACAACTAGTTAATTCTAGATAATCTATAATAATTCCATGCGGTTTGAGGCTTCCGCTGTAAACAAAACCCTCACGCCTTCGGGCACAACTAAAGGAGAAAAAAAACAATGACAACAGGAAGTATAGTAGCAGGAACCGTAGACGGAATGGGTCTAGGTTTTGGAGAAAGGTCTGACAAGGTAACAACTTTGCTAGATGGAACGCCATCTGGAAAAGTGACTGTAGCAATTGGTAGTGAAGTATCTTACGACATCGCCAACGGACAGTATTACATGGGTTTGACTGGAACTACTTGGGTTAAATTAGGTTCAATAGCTTAATTAAATTAGGAGGTCTTATGGTAGCAGAAAATTATACCTTAACAGTATCTGGAACGACATTAGGATTAAATGCGGAACACGCAGTTAGTTTAACTCTTTTATGTGGAGTTAGTGGAACAGCAGCAATCCCGGTTCAAGTAAATAGTGCTGGTCAATTAGTAACATCAGGAGCTTAAATGGGTCTTTCGACTATTGGATCTATAGCTACTTATGTAGCAAGTTAATATGTTCTACCTACCGGAGTTTCTGGTAATTTAATTACAACAGTAGATTTTCAACGAATTAAAGTACAAAACTTTACAGGTCAACAAATTGACGGAAGTGAAATACCTGAAAAGTTTCAAGACGTTATAGTAGATTTCTCTAAAGCAGATGCAATCGAAGAAGCATTTACTTGGGCAGCGACTGTAGCTACTTCTGGTGGTGCTGTTATGATAGCAAGTGGAGCCGGAACAGCAGATGACCTTAAATTAGATGATTTTCAAATACAAGCCAAAGCAGACGCAGAAACAGCATCTCTTAACTACTTAACTTCTTTGTCTAAGGATATTCCAATGAAACTCAGAGAACAAGCAAACAAATCTATGTTAAATCTTGGTCGTAAAGTTCACTTTTCTAGGAGTCTTAGTTAATGGCACTATGCGGAGCACTGGAAGCAGGATTTGAACGAACTATTAAATTAATAGGCCGACCAATTAGAATACAATACTTTACTTCTACAAATGGTTCAGTATATGACGAGCCAGGAACTCTTACTCAATCAGGTAATACTTTATGGATAAGCGGTGCTATCTTTCCACTTAAGAATAGAGAAGGTTCAGAAGATGCTGTTTTACTTGAACAAGGTAAGTTACAAGACAAAGATAAGAAATTATACGTAAACGGTTCAATCGATTTTGCCGGTGTTTCTGAGATTTGTAAGGTACAATTAGGTAGTCCAACAGGTGAAATTTACTCTACTATTCCTCTAGGCGGTAAAGCACCTGAAATAAGTGGAGATAAAATTTATAAAAAACAGTATATCCGATTCTTGGGTACTACTGGGAGTTTCTAATGGTAGACCAGAAAATAAGCGAATTAGTAGAAAAGAGTGTTCCGGCTAGTAATGATGATTTCGTTCTAGTAGATAATTCAGCAACACCAGACACAAAGCGAACTACCTTTAATGATATTGAATCTAATTTAACTTTAACAGCTAGTCAAGTTTCTGATTTTGAATCAAGTGTTTCAGCTAACTCTTCGGTTGCAGCCAACACTTCCAAAACAGGAATAACCTCACAACAGAGTACCGATATTACAACTAATAACGCTAAAACAGGCATTACTTCTCAACAAGCTACAGACATTACTACAAACAATGCAAAAATATCATATACTGATGCTTCAGCCGTTGCTTCAAACACAACACACAGAGGGTTAACAAATGACCCACATAATGTAACCGCAACTCAAGTAGGATTAAGTAATGTAAGTAACGTAGCAACAGACGATACTGCTTATAATACTACTTCTTGGGATGCTAATTCTGATGCTGCGACAAAAAATGCTATTCGGGACAAAATTGAAACCATGGATACGGCTATTGGTTTAAATACCGCCAAAGACACAAACGTTTCAACCAATTTATCAGAGGGAACTAACACAACAACAACAGTAAATGTAAACTCTTCAGACGGCACTAATGCTACTCTTGTATCTGCAAGTACAACTAGAGCCGGACTTTTAACTAAAGCAAAATGGGATGAAATAGTAGTAAACAATGCTAAGACTTCTTACACAGATGCTACAGACGTTGGACTCAATACTACACATAGAGGTTCAGACGGTAAAAATCATAGCGATGTTGTAACAAATAATGCAAAGGTAGGAATTACTCCAACACAGTCAAGTAATATCACTACAAACAATGATAAGATTTCCTATACAGATTCAGCAGCAGTTGGGTCTAATACAACTCATCGAACAAGTAACGGAACAGACCATAGTAATGTTGTTACTAATAATTCTAAAGTTTCTAACGTTTCAACAAACCTAAGTCTTGGCACTCTTACTTCAACTACAATAGCAGTTAACTCTAGTGATGGAACTAATGCAACTCTAGTTGAAGCCGACACAACAAATGCAGGTATTCTTGGAAGTGATAAGTGGGATGAGATAGTAGCAAATAGCGTTCATAGTGCAGGAGATGGTTCAGACCACGCAGATGTTGCAAGTAACACTTCGGCGAGCCATGCAGAATCTCATACAATCGTTTCTCATAATGATACTACTGCAACAGGTGCTGAACTTAATACCCTAACAGGCGGTGGCGATACTACCTTACATGATCATGATGGAATAAGTGAAAACACTGCAACTAGGCATACTCAAAACACAGACACAGCTTTAGGAAGTGGAGCAGTCGCCGCAGACCACGGAACCGCAGCAACAGACCAAGTAGTAAACGTTTGTTATGGAACTTCTGCAACGCCACCAACTGCCTCAACTACAACGGAGGGGGCATTATATGTCCAATATACCGCATAATGGCTATTATTTTTAATGATACTTTTACAGAAGGATCTATTACTGAATTATCATTACATACGCCAGATACTGGGATTTCTTGGACTAAGATAATAGCAAGATTAGATGGAGATGAAGAACTTAGGGTAAATACAAATGGAACAGCGTCTAGAAATATAGGATTTTCAAACGATGGAGTTTTATATACGGCAGATGCTACATATTCAACAGCAGACTATTCGGTAGAGACAGAAGTTGCAGTTATTGATACAGGCGATGATTGGGCAATGATAGCAGCTAGAGTTCAAAGCTCAACACACATGTATATCCTACAATATACAAGCACCACGCTAGAATTATATTCTAAAACAGCAGCTTCTCCAAGCGGGACATTAATAGATTCAGCAACTATGACAATATCAAACGGAGATATAGTGAAGCTAGAGGTAATAGGTTCAGCAATAAAGGGCTATGTAAATGATATTGAAATAGTAAGTGGAACAAACACGGACCACGCAGCAGCAGGGAAGGCAGGAATTGGAATGGGTTCAATTGTAGATTCTGTAGGAGATATGTCGAATCAAGCATGGGCAGAATTTACAGTATCAGACACAGCCGCAACAGGCACAAACATGCAACTCAATATAGGCGACGTTTGGAAAGAAGTCCCAGCAGTTCAAATAAATATCGGAGATGTTTGGAAAGAAGTAGTTTCAATAAAACAAAATATCGGCGATGTGTGGAAGGAGGTGTTTTAAATGGTAAAAAAAATAGATAAAGTTAACGATACTACAGTTGCTGAAACTGGTACTCAAGAAATAAAGAGACTTTGGGGTAAGACTGAATTAGTAAACAAAAAAGCAAGTTTAGAAGAACAATTAGCTAGTGTTAATGAATTATTGGCGGTGTTTGATTAATGGGTAATCTATTATTAGAATCAGGCGATAAACTCTTACTAGAAACAGGAGATAATCTTTTAACAGAATCTGATGATATACCTTGTAGATTAGACTTAACACTTAGTTGTAGAATCGGAGGTAATATGCGATAGCAGTTAATATTGAAATAGTAGGAATACCAGAACTTAAAAAGTTCATGGCTAAAAAATCAAAACAAGCAACTCAAGCTATGTCTTTAGGTTTAGGTAGAGCAGCTATCTTTGTACAAGGCGAAGTAAAACAATCTATCGCAGGTAATAGACCAGAAAAACAATCAGTAGATACTGGAAGATTTCTTAATAGCATTGGTGTAAGTAAGACAAAAAACGACGCTGTTGTTTCATCTGAATTAAGTTATGCAAGAAAACTAGAGGATGGATTTAGTAATTTTAAAGGGCGTAATCATTTCAAAAATACTAAAGCACGGACTAAGCATAAAGTTAAAGAAATCTTACAGAAAGAAATCAATAAAGCTATGAAGTAATTATATAAAACTATTGTCATGTTATATAAAATAAATAAACTATTTATCTTTGTCCGAGCAAGGACCTTATTAAATCAAGCGAGATAAAAATGACTAACGTAAGCACGTTCATAGCAGATGTATTATTCTTTATAAAGACAGACTTATTGGCAAATATAACAGACCCAAAAGTATTATCTCGTCCAGCTAAGTCTAAATTCGTTGCTACATCTTATCCTAAAAATCAAGTGGTCTATCCAATGATTACACTCAAAGTACCAAACAGAGATAGTACACGTGCAGGTATGCAAACAACAGCTATGGATATAACAGTCTCAGTAGAGGTAAGAGTCTGGGCTAGAAATGAAAAAGACAAAGATGGAATAACTGATAAGGTATTTGATAGACTACGTAATATTCAATTCAGTGTAGGCGGTTCAATAGATAATAATCTACACGACTTTCAAGAATTGAGTAACGTAGAAGTAGAAGAAGACGGTGAAGTAGGAATTAAATCAAGGATTTTAACTGTTCAGTATAAATTCTTTAACGTTAATTAACAAATGAAAGGAGCTCAAAATAAATGAAAAATATGAAAGTAACAAAAGAATGTGAAAGATGTGGTAAAGAATACAAACGTAGTCCAAGCCACGCAAAGAGAAGTAAATATTGTAGTTTAAAATGTTCTAACGTAGGAAAGAAAAATACTGGTAGAACTCATTTTAAGAAAGGTAATAAGCCATGGAGTACTGGGAAAAAATATAAGAATCCTAAGATGTCAATTATATTAAAAAAATTATGGTCGAAGGGATTTTTTAAAGATAGAAAAATAGACTATAAAGAAGTTGCTAAAAAGATAAGTGCAACGCAGCAAGGAATATCTATTGATGAATGGAATGGTTTTAGCAACGCGGAGAATAGGAGAAATAGAAAATCGAAAGAGTATTTAATGTGGAGGACTTCCGTTTTTGAAAGGGACAATTATACTTGTCAAAGATGTGGCGATTCTGGATGTATTCTTCAAGCGCATCATATAGAGTCATTCGCTAAACATAAGAGTAAAAGATTCGATATAAATAATGGTATTACAGTTTGCCGACCATGTCATGCAGCTATAGACCCATACTATAACGAAGTTAAACCAAAAATTATGAAAGGGGGTAATATTATGAAGAATAATATAATGAAAAATCGGACGGTTTCAGAGTGATCAAAACAAAGTAGCCTTTACACATGAATCAGGAACATACGGTTCATCTAGTGGAACAGGTATATGGGTAGGTCAAGTAACTGAAAATTCTATTGACGATGCAGAGAATAAAATCGAAGGTAGATTCTTAGGAGCCTCAACTCGTTCATTTAGTACAATGGACCAAGGGCCTAGAGACGTAACAGGAACTCTTACATACAATCCACAGAACATGATGGTTCCTTTTATTGCAATCGGATCAGTAGTAGATGCAGCAAGTGGTACTAATGTACAACACGATGCAGTTCAAGTAAACACTGATGTAGCACAGAGTGCTTTTACAAGTGGAACTCTATGTCCAATGCGAAGCTTTACTCTAGAGGACAGTAAACAAGCAGTAGGAACAGGAGCTAATTTTATTAGAACAATTAACGGAGCAGTACCTAATACTACTACAATTACAGCAACTCAAGGAGAGAAAGTAACAGTAGCAGTTGACTATGTAGGACAGACTCTTACATTTAGTTCAGGTACTACTACAGCTATTACAGAAGACGAACAGACACCATATTTATGGTCAAGCGTTAGTGTTCAAGTAGCAGGTAGTGAAATCCAAACAGCCAAAGAAGCAGTCTTAGAGATAAACCAAAACATCGAACCACCACATTATTTAAACGGAAGTAGAGATATTAGTACTCCTTTCCCAGGAAACCGGGAAAACACTTTTAACTTAACTATCGATTTAACTAGTACAGATGGTAAAATGTTATACGAAGATATTTACAAAGCAAACGCTGAAGTAAATTGTATTTTTGATTTAAACCAAGACGTTGTAGCAACAGGTTCTCAGCATACTATTTTTACTCTAAGCGGAGCAAGAATTACAAGTATGGAAAATCCAAGCGCAAACGAAGGGGTTACTGAATCTACAGTTGAGATTAAATGTGAGAACGTTACAGGACAAGAATGGACAAGTTCAGTACCTGGAGTTACGTTTAATCCGTTTTAGATACACTTAAATACATAAACTACTTTAATTAAATTGGGCATTAATTTTAAGCCTAATAGCCTAACGGCAACAAAATATGGAGTGAAAGGAGGCAACATGAAAAACAAAACAGACAATATATTATTAGGAATCTTAGCTGGGCTTTTCGGAGTAGCAGGATTATTTCTAGGAAGCCAAGTAAGTGTACTAGTAGCTATATTGTTCATGCAATATGCAAATGGAAGAAGTTAAAATAGGAGACAAGACATACACAGTTAATGAAGTAAAATTTAAAGAGTTAGCTAAGATGTCTAATATCCCAAAAGAAGAAGTACCCAAAAAAATGATGATGTTATCAACTGATATTACTGAAGAAGAATACGATAATCTATCTATGAGAGATGGTTTAAAGATACAAGTTTTAGTTAATGAAATCAATGGGTTCGATGAAGAATCTTTTCCGAAACCTCTAGACCAATAATAAATAATTTAGCAATTTGTGACCATTTCAAATGGACATTAGAAGATGTCAGCAAGTTAACGATTATGGAGCACAAATCAATTATTAAATATTTAAAAAATCTAGAGGCAAATCATAAAAGAGCTATGAGAAAAGCAAAGAAAAAATGGTAAAGAAAAGAGTAGTTCAAAAGGTGTCAATTTTATGTAGAAATTGTAAAAAAGAATTTAAAGTTCATGACTATAGAAAGAACACTGCTAAATATTGTTCTAAAAAATGTCATCCATTTAGACAAGACAAGATAGAAAAAGAATTCTGTTGCCATTATTGTAATAAATTTTTCAAGAGACGTCCTGGTCATGTGAATGGAAAAAGATGTTTCTGTTCTGTGTCTTGCCACTCAAAGTTTAATATAGGTAAACATCTTGGAAAATCAAAAAGTGGGATATTCAAACTATGTCCAGTTTGTGGAAAACAATTTTATGTTCCAAAGTGTAGAATTACAACATCAAAATTTTGTTCTAAAAAATGTGGTGGATTTAGGAAAGGACATAAACCATGGAATTATATACATGGTAAGGGAAAAGAACATAGAAGATATGGTATTTATTGGGATAGTCATAGATTAAAAATAATAGAAAGAGATAATTCTATATGTCAAACTTGTGGAAAGTTTGGTAATCATGTTGACCACATTATTCCATTTAGGATAAGTCAAGATAATTCTTTTTCTAATTTACAGGTATTATGTTCTTCTTGTCACGGTAAGAAAACTGGTTGGGAGATAAAATATTATGGTTAGTGGATTAGGATCAATTGGAACTGGTGCCACCGTCGCTATTACTATAAAAGCTATTGATAAATATAGTAAGGAATTAAAGAGAGCAAAGAGTGGACTAGAGAAGTTTTCTAAAGTTGCCGCTACTGCAGGACTAGTTAGCGCAGCAGCTTTTACAGCATTCACAGCATCAGCAGTAAAGGCCGCATTAAAAATGAAGCCAATCCAAGACAGTTTCAGAAAATTGGCTATAGAGAGTGATAGGTTTCTAGAAGAGTTAAATTTTGCCACTAAAGGAACTATTAGTAATTTTGAATTAATGGCAAATGCCAACAAGGCATTACTATTAGGCCTAGACCAAGAAGCATTACCTCAATTATTTAAGAACGCTGCTATAGTTGGTAGAGCTGCCGGCAGAACAACCACTGAAGCAATTGAAGATATTACACTTGGTATAGGTCGTCAGAGTAGAATGATTCTAGATAACTTAGGTATTATTCTTAAAGCTGAAGATGTATATAAAGACTTTGCAGAATCAAAACTACTGAACTAACAGCACAGGAAAAACAAACAGCATTTAACCAAGCAGCTATGGAAGCACTTCAAGAATCAGCAAGTAAGTTAGGTGGAGTTATCCCAGAAGATGCAATAACTGATATTCAAAGATTAACTAAAGGCTTTGAAGATTTCAAGGTTGCCTTTGGAGAAGCCTTTATTGAGAATTTTTTGGTTGCTATGCCAAAAGCAGCTAAGGAGTATGCTGATTTCGGGAGAACAGTCGGTCAAGTAACTGGGTCCGTAGCCGCTGCGGTTATATTAACGGCAAAATTTATTGAACTGATTGTTAGAACGGTTATATTGGGTGTATCTCTACTTGTAAATAGTGCAATATTTTCTATAAATGCTCTTATACATGCAATTAATGCAGTTTCTGGGATAGTGGGCTTGGACAAGATAGGTAAGATAGGTACAATAGATATTAAAAAACAGATGGATGTCGGGATAGGTTTAACTGATGATATTAAAAGAATAGGTGAAGAAATAGGAAAATCATTTGGTGAAGTAGGCCAAGCACCTACACCAACCGGAACAACAGGAACAACTATTCAAGTTAATATAGAAAATGTAAATGGTCTAAGTGCAGAAAACGTAAGCGAAGCACTTTCTAATGAATTAAATTCTAAGGTTTCACTATGATTATCACTAAGATTCTAATAGACTCAGTACAATTCGAAGACTATCAAAACATGGAAGTCAGTCGTTCTATGAATGAATTTAATTCCTCCTCTACTTTTCTTGCTACGTTTGATTCACCGTTTGGTAGACATTCAGATAGTTTTACCATAGGACAAGATGTAGAAATCTTCGCAGACAATGTAGACGGTACAACTGAGATACTACATGGACTTATAGA